TACTATATCAGCCATCTTAATCTCTCCAAGTTAAACTGCCTTCGCTGCCGCCTCTTGCTAGTGCGGCTTGACTACCCGGACCGGTATATCCCCCTCCACCTCCTAGCAGTCCTCTAAACGAACCACCCATGTAAGAACTACCAAGTCCTTGTAAAGCTGTTCCAAAAGGACTCCAAGAATTAGCAGCTTGCTGAGTACGAGATGCAAGTATTCCGCTTTCTAATAATGATTGACCAGCTCTTGCTCCTGCTGCTGCGTTTCTTCCACCAACATCTAATCCAAGCGTCAGTGCTTCTTGTCCTAGATTCTCAATACTGCTTGCTAGTCCAAGTTGTGTTTGTAAAGGTCCATAACCAGCAGTTGTGAGTTGAGGTATGTTGCTTAATAAACCACCTCCAGCACTGTATAAATCAGCACCGAAACGAATACGATCCATAGCGGCTTGATCTGCTTCTGCAGCCAACATTTTATCTTGCTGGAATATAGAATTATAATATGCTTGTAATGCAGGATTAGACGGAGCAGTGCCTGTCCCTGTTTGCACACCAAGACCACCACGACCAGTAGCAAAGTTCCTTGCTTGTAATCTACCGAATTCAGCAGCACGACTAGGTGCTAATAATCCTTGTCTGTCTGATATGTATTTCGCTGCAACCTCTTGTGGATTTGCACCTAAATAACTACCGCCTAAATTAAATAGGCTTGATCCAGCACCGTATAAAGGCTGTGCATATTGTCCAAGTTGTGTTGGGTCATAAGCAGTTGCTTCTGCAATCCTCTTATCACGAAGAGCTTTCATCTCTGGTGTTAGAGTATACTTCGCAGACTCTACTCCATAAGGACCTTCAGTAAATTCAGAAGAACCAAAACCAGTGGTAATTCCTACTGGTCTGAATTTCTGATATTCAGCAGCTTGTTGTCCTGCTTCTCTCTGTGCTTGGGCGGCAGCATTAGCTGCTCCAGCGGCTTTATTGCCTTGTATGATTGAACCACCTACAACTGCGGCGGCTGCGGCTGCTCCCCATGGCATATTATGCTCCTTCTTTCATAATTAGTACTTCATCTACTTTATTTGGATCGGTTTCTTCTGTTGCATGAATACAAAACCAATGTGCGTTTTCTACTGCTGTAATAGAATGATTTAAATGTTTCTTAATAGTAATACACGCTGGAGCAGTAAACTCTTGCGTACCTTCGTCTGTCTTAATAATAACTTTACCTTGAGCTAGAATACTTAAATGATCATAAGCATGAGCATGACTTAATGCAAAATATCCTTTAGGCAACATCATTTGTTTAGCGTAAACACCGCTAGAGAAATAATGCTGTGTTCCTAAATCGACTTCAAATGTTCCTTGCAATTGTTTAAATTGTTCAGATACGGTGTGCATTCTTGTCCTTATACTTTTCAGTTCTAATACATACAATCATTGCAATTCTATCGCTATTACTTTTGTTTTCTACCCAATGTGGATTAGAATTATCAAACCACCACGCTTGTCCATATTTAGGGTCTATAATACCATCGTCAAAACAAAATACAGAACCTTTTTCATTTAGTATTGGCACATAGAACTTATCATAATATTGAGCGTGCCATCCTGCGTCTGTATGTCTTGTTATAGTTCCTTTAGCTGGTAACTTTGTAATTAAAATACCACCTAAGCGTTCACCTTCGACAGCGTACATTAAATTAAAACATACCTTCTTTACTGCTGGTATTTGTTCTATCACAGGATACCAAATAGAATCATGTTCTGATTCAAAACCTTTTAAATCGCCCTTTTCTTCAAAAGGTTTAATATCATTATATCTAGCCCAAATATCAGTCATTTGAGCGTGTGGAGAATTAGGAAATGTTCTCCGATGATGATATTTATCAAACTCATCGTAATTATCGATAAGTTGTTTTTGTAATTCGGTGACATCTAGCGTATCGCACGCTAATTCATGACTCTTCGGCATTTTAAATATAGAACTTATAATCCGCTCTAAGAATGACTGGAATCTTAGTCAAAAAACACCACTGTAGTACGAGCTGGGTTAAAATAAACACCGTCTGCTCCGTTAATAGTTCCTTGCACAGTATTAATTTGACAAGAAGTTGTAGTTGGAGCAGTTCCGTTAGTGCCATCCCAGTTAAAACTTACAAAAACACCACCTCGTCCCGGATACAAACTGTTCTCTGCTCTTGAAGAACTTCCTGACATAACATAATTTGCATCAGCTAAAGCATTAGTAAAGTTAACCGTCCATTGACCAGTACCACGAACTGTAATTGAACTTACATTATAGGCTTTTAAAATAGTTCCACTTGAGTCAAAAGATACCCATGCCTTTGCAAATCCTGAACTCGACAGAGCTGCTGAAGTCCAGTTTGTTCCGTCTGATGTAAGTACATTACCGCTTGTTCCCGGAGCTACTGAATTAATTGCCCCTGTTCCCGCACCAATAAGAACTGCTTTATCTGTTAATGTAGACCGACCTGTGCCTCCGTCAGCTACTGTTATATCAGTAATACCAGTAACAGTGCCGCCAGTAATAGCAACAGCATTAGCATTCTGTGCTGCCATTGTGCCAATAGTGCCTAGATTAGTTATCTCTGTGCGAACAAAAGCAGTAGTAGCTACTTGTGTTGTATTAGTAGTTGCTGCAGCAGTAGGTGCAGTAGGAGTTCCGGTTAAAGCTGGACTATTAATATCTGCTTTAGAAGAAATAGCAGAAGCAACAGCAGTTAATTCTGTATCAATCTCAGCACCTTTAACAATCTTTCCTGAGTTACCTGTAGGTAGAGTATCCTTTGCTGTAAAATTAGTTGCTTTTGTATAGTTACTCATATTAGTTCCTTAGATTAAAGTCTTTCCTTTTTTGATTCCTACGTCAATCTTCTGAATAGATAAAGGATTGCCGTTAATGTCTGCTTCTAAGCCTAACTGCATTACAGTTCCTTGACCGCCAGCATTAACAGAGAAACGGTCTAACACAATACCGGAAGTATATTCAGCAATGTTGTATTCTGACGATCCCGGTATCGTATCCACAGTAGAATTGTTATACTCATATACTACAGCCGTGTCTAAAAGATAAGTAGTAGCTTGATAACCTTCGCTGTAGTCAAAGCCCCACTTAATTGCTACTGACTGGTTAGTACCGCCGATTAATATCCAACCAATCTTTTTTAATACTTTTAGTGCAGTAGCAGCATCAAAGTCAAAGTAGTTAGTATAATACTGTAATCGATAAGCGGTCGTGTTGTCGCTATATCCAAAGTATTTGCCAATGTAACCCGGCTTACCTATTAGTAGATTTCTATCCTGTGTAACACAGAATGCTTTAGGTTCTAAACTATCCCAAATCGTTACACGCATCGAATTATCCTGCAATGCAGCTCTTGTATCAAAGCAATACACAAACTTAGTAGTTGGTAGCGTTAATAGATAAATAGCATCACGCTCAAAATAGATACTCTTAATCTTAGTTAAGTCTGTCTCTGATGCTACTGCCGACATTAATTCATCACGAACATTCTTAGAGATATCACGCATTGGTAGCGACTTCTCTTGAATTACTCGCTGTAGACTACGAACTCCTGCGTCAGATAAGAATATTACATCTGTACCTAAGCTCTGAACTGAATCACGAGCAATACATCCTACGTTGTTTAATACTTCTACTAATGTTAACGCACCAGTATCTAAGGGATTAGCATAGATAGCTGTGTTCTTTTTCCCAAAGAATATAATATATCCATTATGTGCTGCAGCAGCGACTACAGGATCACCATTAGGTAATACTTCTTGTAGGTTTAAATAACCAGCAGAACCATTCTGAAAATCTGTACCAGCTAGTAAGTCACTGAAATAGACAGTCTGAGTGTCTCCTGAGATACCGCCACACCATATCCTGCCATAAGCCGAGAGCACCCAACTAGGCATAAAGGTAGCAGTAGTGTGATTAGAAGGTAACGCAGCAGCATCTCCTACACGTTGATAACCGAATGTACCACTATCATGTGAATTAAAAGGATTACCAGAAACAGGTAACTCATGATATACTAGCATGGGATGAGCAGCTTGTGCCATATATACATGAGGCTGAAAGTCGCTTACATCGCCATAAGACAGAGCAGCACCTTGCCAGTCATTAGCAGTAATCGTATATGTTGCGTTACCGCTGTTAGTAGTATTACGTACTGTCTTAGTAGTCATCGTAGTTGTGCCTACGAATAACTTATTATTACCAGCACTCAGGACATCTGTACCGCCACCAGTAACTACTTCAAATATAAACTCTACTGCATTGCCAGAACCTAAGTCTGTGTTAACTGTAGTGTTTACTGGTGTCCATCCACGTCTTGCACCAATACGACCATATTTGTCAATCACACAGTTCTGTGCCTTTAACGCAAAGCCAGAAGACAAGGTAATACTCGACTCTTGTAGATTTAGTCCGTAAAAGCCCGGTGCGGCGATCGATTGTGTTAGTAACTGACTAGCCATCAGATCCAGTTCCACTGAGTTTCTTCAATGTAACGATTCGATTCTAATGAAATCGCATCGGCTAAACTTTGACGATATAATAAATAAGTTTCACCAGACTGTACGCCACCGTCTTCACCACGCTCTGCTTGTGCCCTAGCCAATGCACCTAAGATGACTGGCTCATGTGGCACTAATAAGACATCAGCGTTAACTGCTAATGGTTCTTGTGGCTTAATTAGGTTAAATCGTAAATTATAAGTTCCGTTAGGAATCGGGAACAAATCAACCTGTGTAT